AATTTAATTTTATCTTTAATTAAATTATTCATTGAAGAAAAGATTTTAATATCCAATAGATCCTCAATAACTTCCCTTCGATGAGTAGCTGTCAACTGCATGAAAGGAACAAAATTAGTAGATCCTAAAATAACAATCTGAGTAAAAGACTTATAGTTCATTTTAAGAACATTCTGCTCTAACCACTTCTGCTGATCATTAGCATTCGCAAATTGATCTAAACAATTATCATCTTTCCAAATTTCAAATATATTGGGTTTTATAGCTCTAACCACCTTCCACTCAATATCACCAATAGAAAACTCTACTTCTACTCTAGCATCTTTTTCATTAGCGGAATTAATTAATTGTGCTTTATTAATCTTTCTAAAAGGTTTACCAAATAAACTAAAGGTAAGAGCATCCAGCACTGTACTCTTTCCAGCACCATTTGTTCCAACAATCAAGGTTGTTGAATAATTATTTAATTCTATTTCACTATAATGATTGCCAGTACTTAAAAAGTTTTTCCAGCGTATTTTTTCAAACGTAATCATGTTTTTGAGGAGGAACTATAATATCATTTTTTGTTATGACTGCATATTCATAACCATTAAGTGTGCATGATTTAATCATTAAATCTTCTTCGACCTCTACAATATTCATTGAGGGAAATCCCACATCTTCTAACATCATAGCATATCTAAGTGCATCATCTTCTTCTTCAAAAAGATAAAGAATTTGAGATCCAACATCATCCTCCACAGCATAAGCTCCCTCTTTCTCTTTTCCTTCAACTGTTAGAATAAACATTAGACCATCTCACAGGCTTCTTGATAAGCATCTTGTATCATCTTTTGAATACGTGATTTATCTAAATCAACCTGTGCCTCTTCCACATACCTATTAAGGATGGATAAAGTGTTTTCTGATTCAAATGCTTCAAAATTTTCGACATCATGAAGAATAAAATTCTCCACAACCTTTAATTCAGCCACATTAGCATTATACAACTTATCGATAAATTTTTCAAATTTTACTTGATTACTCTTTTTTCTTACAACTACTTTTACTATTTTGTTCTCCAATTCTCTTGCATCAAACAACTGATAATCATGATCATTATAATAGATTACTTTATGAAGTCTATATGGATTATTAACAGGAGTATGTTCTAATGTTTCTGTATCAAATATATGAAATCCTCTATTCTCATCATTCACATCATTCCAAAACATCTCATAAGGATTACCAAGATAGTAAATATTATCCTGATTCGATCTGCAATGATAATGACCAGAGTATGTTTTTTTAAATTTCTTAAATATATCCCACTCCATACCATGCTCCATCATATGACCTGGTGTGGCTCTAAATCCATTTAACTCAAGATGTCCCATACACACAGGAGATTGTGACTTTTTAATCATTGCCACACTCTTCTCTTCATTCTCTTTATTGATCCAAGGCACAAGAAGAATACTTAAACCCCCTACTTCTATAGGAGTTGTTTCTTCATAAATGAGGATATTATCATACTCTCTTAACAACAAATCTATTGCATTTACATCATTCGTATTTTTATAGTATATGTCATGATTACCTACAATAGTATGAACCGTGACACCCATCTCTTTTAATCTATCAAAATAATTATCTTTAGCCCATGTAAGTGCAGCAAAATCAATTCCCTTTCTACTATCAAAAGTATCACCCATATTAATGACAGTGGTAATACCTTCTTTCTCAAGAGTAGGAAAGAAAACATTATTATAAAACTTTAAAAAGTAATCATGAAAGAGTTTAGAATTCTTTCTACATCCAAAATGTTGGTCTGTAATTATAGCAATCTTCATAATTTTAATTTAAAGGCAGCTGTTATTCTCATCGGACAATTTTGATTACAGAAAGAATATCCTTTATGTGGGATATCAGATTTAAAATTTATCAATCTTCCATAGATAGGAGCGATCACATCATGTTCTTTTTGAGATTTCATAAAATGGGTGAATCCTCCCCATGCAGGTTTCCAAGGAGTTATATAAAGAATTACTGTTCTATCTGCAGTTCCATCAATATGAAAAGATCCATGTCTTAATGGTTCATGTCCATTCAAATAAACATCTACAAGTTTGTAATTGTAATTAAAAGTTTTATTAATTTTATTTAAAAGATAAGAAGTATAATACTCATTATCCATTAGATTTTTTTGTAAAAAGGATGTATAAAAATCTTCAAACATTTCCTTTCCCTGTGGAGAAGAACCATGAATTACCCAAGTATCATCTTTATAAGTTGATGCAGAAGTAATGTAAGATAATTCTTCTTCATTTAAAAAATCATCAATGATAATAATATCATCCATCAATTTCTTAGCTTAGAATGCACAGCATCTTTTATAGAATTATAGTCTGAATAATTATCTCCGTCAATCTTATTACTATCATCAAATACCTCGTTATATCCAGACTTCTCAAGTATCTTATTTTTAATTTCTAATTGTCTTTTCTCTCTTTGTATTCTGCGGAGAAATGCGTAATGTATAATTTGCGTAAAGTATGCAAAAGGATTACGGGATTTCTCAGGATTAAAATTATGTATGTATTGAACGCAATTTTCGATTCCATCAGAGATCATGTCCTCCTTAAACATGTAATTAACAAAATTTGGCTTGAATGATAAATGATTTGCTATCTTTAAAAAACACTCACCTATGTATCTTGGGATCACAGGTTTAGGCTTGTCTTGCAGTCGTGCTATTTCTATATCCTCTTGATATCGGATAAGGGCAGCAAGAAACTCTTTGTTGTTCACATAGTGCTCCGACCTTTTTCTTTTTGCCATAGGTCTTATTGCCATAAGTCTTTATCACTATTATGTAGATATTATAACACTTTCAGTGCATCATGGCAAGGTGACAAGGTGACAAACTTGACAAGTCTCAAAAACCAAGTAGAATAACTCTGTGGAGGTTCAGAAAAATAATAGCTTATTTACTTTTATATAATTTCTCTAAAA